GCCAGATACAGGGTCGGTTGACAGTATTTCCATATTATTGCTCCGTTTTAACTAACGTTAGGGTAACAGTAATAGTAGCAGTTTGACCGCTTAAATTAGTCACCAATACTGGTATATTAGTGGTTACAGGATTTTCGTCATTGTATCCTAATACTGCTGGACTTAGTACAACAGTTTGGGATCCAGTTGTAATAACTTCTACTATTACACCAGCATCTGACGTAGGATCGGATGTTATACTTCTGACACTGTCGGCTAATCTAGCTGCTGCATTTGTATATAATCTGACCCAGGCTGCTGCACTTACATTTATTTTATATAAATTATATCCTTTAAATCCATTTATATTAAATGTAGTTGTTGCATTGTTTAACACACTAGGACTAGTTGTACTAATAATTGATCTTGATCCCAATCCCGATGGACCTGTGTCGCCAAGTGGGCCGGTTGGTCCGGTGGGACCTGCTACAGTACTGGCAGGCCCGGTTGGTCCTGTAAAACCCCTAGGGCCGTTTGACCCGGTTGGTCCGGTGTCGCCGGTTGGTCCGGTCTCTCCAGTGGCTCCGCCTGGGTCGCCAGTATCTCCAATTGGTCCGGTTGGGCCTGTGGCACCTTCACCGGTTGCGCCAATTGGGCCAGTTGGACCGATGTCACCTGTTAAACCAATTGATCCAGTATCACCTTTATTACCAGTGTCACCTTTATCACCTTTAGGCCCGGTTTGTCCAGTTGGTCCAGTTGGTCCAGTGGCACCTCCGGGTGTCCCTTGAAGACCTCTTGCGCCAGTTGGTCCAGTGGCACCCATTGCACCTATTCCAGTTGAGCCTTTGGCACCAGCTGGTCCAACGGGTCCTGTTAGTCCCGGAGCGCCCAAAGCACCCTGGGCACCCGGGGATCCAGTTGCACCTTTGTCACCTGTTGCACCTTTAATACCTTGCGTGCCGGCTGTCCCATTTAAACCTGGTTGTCCTCTGTCACCTGTTGCCCCCTTGGGTCCTATAGGGCCAGTTGGCCCCTGTGGCCCAATTGGTCCAGTTGGTCCCACATCAATTACTGCTACTCTAGGCACTCCAAAAGATTCTTGAAGACCACTGACTCTAGGAATACTTTGAACTCCACCACCACCGCCTGTTATGGATCCGGCGTTTCCGGCTATAGCTACACCATTCCATACCAGATCGTAGCCGGTTGTAGTGTATAAAGATCCATATACATCCATCCCATCGATCCCAAAGCCAGTCAAACTCAAGCCTCCAGTTTGAACCGAACTTATATAAGCGATTTCCCATTGCTTGTCCCACTGACCTAAGGCTAACCCAACATTAACAGCTGGTACAAGACTGTCCGTCAGAGCAGCTAAATTTGCACCAATACCAGCTGGGCCTCTTGGACCAGTGGCGCCGCCGGGTGTTCCCGGAAGACCCCTTGCACCAGTTGCCCCTGTCGGTCCATTACCTCCATTACCTCCATTACTCCCAGGCAAACCTCGGGCTCCGGTTGGGCCGGGTGTACCAGCCGGCCCAGTTGCCCCAGCCCTGCCAGTGGGTCCAGTTGGTCCAGCTACTGTACTAGCAGCGCCAGCGTCACCGGCCGGCCCACGACTGCCAGTGGGTCCTGTTGGTCCAGCTACTGTACTAGCAGCACCGACCGGACCGGCCGGGCCACGACTGCCAGTGGGTCCTGTTGGGCCGCCCGCCCCCTGTGGACCTTGTGGTCCAATTGGTCCTCGGGCTCCGGTTGGGCCAGCTGGACCCGTTGGTATTACCATTGTAGTTGACATAATGAATTTCCTTTAATTTTTAGTTGTTATTAAATAATCTCATCGGATTCATTGGCCACGATACTTCGTTAGTCGGAATCTTAGGATCATACGTTTTAGTCTTGTCTCTGAGTTGTTGTCTATAGTTTAATACATCTTTGATTTGATCGGTTGTCAATGTTCTTGGCATCCCTAATATAGATTCTTCATTGTGTCGTAAAACAACCCAATCGCTCCCTGTTAATCTGCTATCTCTCTCCATTTCTAGAGTAATTACAAATTTGATTTTTTCAGCTCTAATTTTAGCTGCATTAGACAGTGCAGTTAAGTTATTCTTAAGCCAATTTATTTCAATTGATGATTCATCTACGTCGTTTATCCCGCCAGGTCGTTCAATATGAAATATATTTCGTTGTGGTTCAAACCCTAATATTCTTACTGTTTCCTCAAAAGGAAAGTTAGT